GTTCAGACTTGGGTGCTCTCCTTAGCACTAGTTCTCCGTCTTCACTAAACACGGAGGTTTCTAGTTCTTCGGTTTGCTCGTGCCTATCAACACTGGTGTTCAGCCAATGGAGATATGCACCCCAACCTAACCGTCTCTCCTCGCGAAGTGCACGTTTTTGCTTGAACTGCACTCTTGCGATGGGTAAGCGACCTGGAGCGACCAATATGCTCCTAGAACTCAAGTCATGACCACCCCACAATGGAGGTAATACATTCCTTGCTGCGAGCTGCCAAAGCTCGTAGTAATCGGGGTCACAGATTCCTGTTTCCCCGACTTGGCTCCACTTGCGCAACGAATTGCACAAAAGGATCCAGTCGCTAACGTCTTGGGGAACTTCTTTGACGTAGAAAGGCGTCACCTCGAATCCCTTAAGCCAGTGTTTTCCACATGACTCTCGGAAATCGCCTTCGAAGAAGGACTTCTTGGGATTTACCCTGAAGCCGCAAAATTCGAAGGTGGCTAATACCGACTCCATGAGCCCCGAAGGGCAAATGATGTCATCCCCATAGACAGAGATCCGTCCTCTGATTTGAGTGAACCAGGAACACGCGCGTACCAGAGCCCAAAATATCATGGACTCCAATTCAAACGTGAACCCATTCCCCATTGACGAGAACATTTCATTTTCATGAATGTCCCCATCGATGTTGGTCGTCTTAGACCGAACATCATCCAACAAGGAGAACCACTCTTCCGGTAACAACTTCATCACCAATTGCGTCGTGATTGAATCAGACGCGCTTGAGAGGTCGATAGTTGCGAGATCGTTTTCGCTGCTACCTTCCCTAGCCAGCCGTTGGTTAATCGACTGATCATTGAGGTTGATCCCAACACGCAGTAACTTACGACGGATGTAATCGCCGATAGCTTTCTGAATGTACATGTTATATTCAGGCTCCTTAGCGGCGCACCTGTCAATAACGGAGGTTTTAGGAACAGTAAACAACACATTACCCTGAACAAAGTTGAACTTTGTCGGGGCCCACACGAACTTGTTTAGAATTCGCAGGAACGGCTTGACAGCCGCTTCAGTGATGTCAGTACCCTCTTGGTACTTTCGGGCTATGGTGCCAACTCCACGTTTAACAGACGTGGACGCTCCGCCTGAGAATGACCCTCTTAGGTCATCCCAGGGCACACTTTCACCTATTGTCTCGCGGATGAACCGTGAGGCTACAGTGAAGATGTCTTCGATAGAAACAGAGAAACCTCTATCATTCAAGAAGAGATGATCCGTTTCGTCGCAGACGAGCAAACGAATGTTGGTGTCCCGATTAAGCACTTCGCACGACAGCCACTTTTTAATGGCCGCCGTGCGACGCTCACTTGCGGTCGCTCCCTCAAGGGGATCGTTCAGCTTCGACTCAATCTCAGCAGCTAAATACGCTGCCTTAAAAGTTTCGTCGCTGCCGAGTTTAGCCCGAAGGCTATCTCGGAATTGCAAGTAATTCAACCGAGGGACGCTAAGGCTTTTAGCTCTTTCGCGTTTAGCGGGCATGATTGCTCCACTTCCAAAGTGTGGTGGTAGGCCGGCACCATTGCCGGCCTAGAAGGGACAATTCATCGACAGAAGGTCGAGAATTGAGTTCAGGACTGTGACATCACAGCCCTGGGCCTGAAAGATGAGGAGCGCAAGCACCCCACCAGTCAATCCCAGAATACCGAGGGCGGCCAATGCCGTCATCAGTAAACGTTCTCCAGTTTCAC